CTACTAATTTAGCACAAGTACAACAATTGGTAACAGAATTAAAAACAATGAAACAATAAAGGATTGATATGCCATTATCATCAGCACAGCCTGGATTAGAAGCTCAAATATTTGCAGCTTTAAAAAAAGCCCAGTTATCGAAAGATCCTCAATCTGCTACACAAACGCTAGCAAAAGATTTAGCTCGCGCAATACACTTATATGCATTACAGGCACAGGTCAATCCAGGCCAAGTTGTAATAACTCCACCAGGTGTTGTTATACTTGGGGCTAGTGCAGCTGGGCCAGTAACCGGGGCAACAGCGGCACCAGGGACAGGTACGACTACATCGCCCGGAACTTTATCATAAACATATTTATTTAAAAGGATATTATGGATACCAAGTCTTTTATAAAGGCATTACGTACTATTATTCGTGAAGAAGTGCAGACAGCTGTACGTACTGAATTACGTAGTTTGTTAACAGAACAGACAAAACAAACATATTCTCCTCCGGTTACAGAAACAGTAATGCATTCTAAGAAACAATCACAGAAGCCTAAATCTTTTGTAAAAGATCCGTTACTTAACGATTTGTTAAATGATACGGCATCACGCCCATTAAATTTATCCGAAAGTAGTACTTTATCATTTACTTCGGATATGGCTCAAGCCTTCGGTGTTATGCGTAACCAGCCGACAGCGGTAGCTCCAGCACATGATTTAGACGGCCGTCCTGTAGACGTTAATAACGAACAAGTAGCTACAGTAGTTAATGCTATGACTAAAGATTATTCAGCATTAATGAAAGCTATCGATAAGAAGAAAGGACGTTAATGGTAAGGACCATTTATCAATACAAACCGTTTATCGATCCTAGTTCAACAGCTGTTGGTATAAAATTACCATTTAATCAATCGGCTATTAGCAAAAATGATCGTACTGCTATAGTCGGTAATGTATTAAGTGGTTCATTTCAAACAACGGGAGGTAAAGGAGTATTTTCTTTATCTTATACTACCGAAGATCAAGCTATTAGTAATCTTACAAATTTACTACTTACTCGTAAGGGTGAACGATATATGCAACCAAATTTTGGTACTGATATATATGATAGTATATTTGAACAAAATACTGAGGTATTAGCTGATAATTTGCAGTCTAGTTTAGAAGAAGATATTAATTTCTGGTTACCGTATATAACATTGATTAATGTCAATGTATTTCGTGAGTCACGTAACGAAAATGCTTTGAATATACGTATTGTATTCCGAGTTACAAACGTAGGAGCTAATTTAGTAATAAATGTATTAGCTCAAGAAAATACAATAATAGTATCACAAGCCACTCCACAAGTTGACGCTAATCGTCAATTAACGGCTGTTGGAGTGTTTGCATCTAGGAGAGTTTAATGGATTTAGTTAAAAAGGATGTAAAGTATTTAAATAAAGATTTTGCTCAGTTTAGGCAAAACTTAATCACGTTTGCTAAACAGTATTATCCTAATACTTACAATGATTTCAATGAATCATCGCCTGGCATGATGTTTATAGAAATGGCATCATATGTAGGCGATGTTTTATCATTCTATGCAGATCAAAGTTTTCGCGAATCAGTTTTATCTAGCGCATTAGAAGAAAGTAATGTTTTAATGTTGTCGCAGTTGTTCGGATATAAACCTAAACTTAATACTCCTGCTATTGTAGATTTAGATGTATATCAATTGATACCGGCAATAGGTACTGGTGTTAACGCACGCCCTGATTTCCGTTACAGTCTGAATATTAGACAAGGCATGCAGGTAGCTACAGATTCTGCCACAGCACCGATAAAATTTCGTACAATACAAGATGTTGATTTTACATTTAGTAGTTCACTGAGTCCTACGGATATATCTGTATATGAAATTGACGGTTCAGGCAATGTACAATACTATCTTTTAAAAAAATCTGTACAAGCTGTATCTGGGGAAGTTAAAACTTCTACATTTACTTTTGGAGATCCTAAGCCGTACGATAAAATAGTATTACCTGAAGCTAACGTATTAGATATAATTAGTGTTACTGACGATGATGGAAACACATGGTACGAAGTTGATTATTTAGCTCAGGATACAGTATTTGATGATGTAGCTAATATTCCTTATAATGATGCAGAACTTTACATTTACAGAAGTTCAACTCCTTATTTATTAAAATTACGTAGATCGGCTCGTAGATTTGTAACACGTGTACGTGAAGATAATCGTATAGAATTGCAATTTGGATCTGGAGTTAGTTCGGATGCAGATGAAGAATTAATACCTAATCCTAAAAATGTCGGATTAGGTTTAGAGTATTTATCGCGTACTACTAATTCAAATTTAGATCCCAGTAACTTTTTGTATACTAGTACATATGGATTAGCTCCTAATAACATTGTATTAACCGTTACTTATAGTGTCGGTGGATCTGTCAATGATAATGTTGCGTCTAATACACTTACTAAAATAGATTCTATAACCTACAATACAGCTACTGAATTATATGGATTAAATTTAACTAGTACTAAAGATTCTGTCGCCGTTAACAATCCTATTTCTGCTACAGGCGGTAAAAGTAAAGAATCACTTGAAAGTATACGACAAAATGCTATGGCAAGCTTTGCAGCTCAAAATAGAGCTATCACGCGCGAAGATTATATAACTAGATGTTATGCTATGCCGGGACGATTCGGTTCTGTTGCAAAGGCTTATATTGTAAGTGATTTTCAATTAGATACAAGTGATCGAGACTATCCTAGAGATACTATTGCTAATCCATTAGCATTAAATTTATACGTATTGTCATACGATGCTAATCGCAACTTTACAACCCTTAATCCAGCTACACAAGAAAATCTACGTACATATCTGTCTAATTATCGTATGCTAACAGATGCTATTAATATAAAAACTGCATATATAGTTAATGTAGGAATAGAAGTAGATATTGTACCTGTACCTAGTTATAATGCTAATGAAGTTATTTTAACTTGTATCAATAAGCTTAAGCAAATGTTCGATCCAGATCGTTTGCAGATTAATGGATTAATTAATATTTCTAACATTACAAGTGAATTAGATAGATTACCAGGTGTGCAGTCTGTAGCTAAATTTGAGATGAAAAACTTGTTTGATAAGAACTTAGGATATTCAGGTAACGTGTATGATATGGTAGGAGCTACTAAAAACGGTATCATATATCCTAGCCTAGATCCTTGTATATTCGAAATAAAATATCCTAACGCAGACATTAAAGTCCGAACAGTAAAACCGTAAAGAGTAACGCATGTACCACTTATATTATCCAGAACGAGATACTACATTATACGAACGATATCCGGCGAAGAACACGGGTATAGATCCTATTTTAGATTTAATTAAACATGCATCAGGATCATTGTTTGAACGTCAAATTCAAGGCGCTAATTACAACTCTAGATTTCTATTAGATTTTGGATCTCAAATAACAGCAATTCGTAATGCTATCGTTGCTGGAGATATTCCGCCGATAGGCCTTAAGTCTCAAAATTCTGCATCTGTTTACTTAAATATACGTGCTGCACAAGCTACAGATTTACCTATAAATTATACTATTTATGCATTTCCTGTTTCTGAATCATGGACAAATGGTAATGGTAGATTTGATAATGTACCTGACATATCTAATGGGGCATCGTGGTATTATCGTGACAATGCTAACCAAGCTACTTTTTGGAAGACTGGATCGGCACATAGCAAAAATGATTTTTCTAATACAACTACGTTAGGTGGTGGTACATGGATTACTGGATCAGGATTTGAAGCTAGTCAGTCGTTTACATATGAAGAGCCTGATGTTCGTATGGATGTCACTAATATCGTTAAACGTTGGGTTGACGGGACAATTCCTAATTATGGCTTTATAATTAAAAGATCTAAAGCAGATGAAAATTCGTATGATGTATTAGGTACCGTAAATTTTTACGGATTAGATACTCATACAATTTACGTACCTAGACTAGAAGTAGCTTGGAATGATTCCGTATTAAACGGTACCGGATCTAAAGATGAAATTTCCGACAACATTTTTATACCGTATATAAAAAATATACGTAATGAATATCGAGAATCAGAACGTGCTATATTTCGTATAGGAGCTCGACCAGAGTTTCCTACAAAGACATATG